CCCGATATGCTCCTCACTGCCATGAATGGTTTCAAGTGCGCTATCGGCTGGCAGCAGGTCGGGGCGAATCCACAACGTGCCAGTAGTAGGCGTGAACGGCACGTTGGGCCATGCCGTAGGTGGCAGCGAGGACAGTTGCGCCAATCGGCTGTTAAGGGTGTTCATGATGGTGGATGCGATGGTCATATCTGATTGTCTCTTGCTGCTTGATTCAGTGCGCGTTCAAATTCTGACAGCGTGACTCGCGCCATGCCGGAAGGCGCTTGCTTGGAGTAACCGCCAACAGTCTTAGGGCCGTCTCCCCACTCTCCGAACTCGGCAGTCTGCGCGTAAGGTAGGTTGTTGTGGATCGCAATATACCCGTGCTTCGAAGCGTTGAACCCATTCACCTTGGACTCTTCGGCACTGGCGTTGGACTGGCTATATCGGCCAAGCGGTGTGTCGTCAGTGCGGTTCTTCTCGCCACCGGCAACGCTGTTGATTGATATTTGCCAGTTGCCCTTCAGCCGCCCTGTGTCGACAGGCGTACGCTTGACTATGCCGGTATAGAGCTGCATGGCGGTACTGGCTATAGCATCACTCATACTGATCTCGGTAGTCTCAACCCAACGATCAAACGCCGCCATGAACTCGCTGGTGTTGATCTCAGACACGGCCCTGCACCACGTAGACCACATCCGCCCCGGACATCCGCACCGGATAAAAGTCCATGATGCGATAGACGACAGAATCCATCGTCACGGTATCCCCAACAGCCGGACGGGTAGCCAATTTGGACAGGGTCAGCTTAACATCGCCCTGCTTCACCACCGTGCCATCAATCTCAAAACTGTTGTACTGGTCCGGTGCAGCATAGCCGCTCTGCGTGGTCGTAGTGCCAGCGCCCACTGTGCCGGTAGCCGGATCGAACGCGCCTTCGGCGGTACTGGTCACGGTGCAGGGTTCGCCTAGCTTGGCAATAACCTTGCGCATATTGTCAGACATCGCCATCAGTGCAAAATCTCCACATAAAACAGCGGCACATACACTTGTGCGCCTATGATGCCGGTCATGTTACGCCCTCGTGACGTTAAACGTACTGCCGCCCGCGCCCGCCAAGAACGGACGCAAAAGCGCATCCAATCGGCGGTTGAGCGTCGCGCTGGTGCCGCCATCGGTGTACTCAATTTCGACCGGCCCCGCCTTTTCGCGCTTAACGCCGCTGGTCAGCGCACCGAGTGGATCGTTACCGGTATCAACGGCCAGAGCGGCTTCGTATTCAGCGTTTACGATCTGCGCCGGTACTAAATCGGATGCCAACAAAAAGCCGTCCATGTAGACGCCTGTTCGCGGCCAGCGTGCATCTGCCGATACAGCAGTGCCCTTGTAGCTCTGCGCCTCAATGTAGTCATGCGCCAGCGCCAGCAGTGCAGATGCCGTGCCGGTCAGCGTAATGCCGCGCTCGGCAGCGTAGTCGGTTAGACCTTGTGGTGTGCCGTACATTTAGAACCCCTCAGAATCATCAGCCGCCGCCTTCTTACGCTTCTTCCTGCGCATCTGTAGATGATGCACCTGAAACGCCATGCTCTGAGTCGGTGCGAACTGATTTTCGGCGGCCTCGTTTTGGTTTTTCTTCGGTGCTGTTGCCATTGGTATCACCTGCTTTCTGCTGGCGCTTGATGCGCATCATAGTCTCAAAATCTACGGGTTGGCCTACTTCAAGACCATCTCTGTTCAGTGCCATTATGTAGCCTCCTCGGTTTTAACCATTATACCACACCAATGATTCTTCGGAAACCCAATACAAAAAAGCCCCGCATAAGCGAGGCCTTTTGGTTCTGGTCTTTCGATCAGTTGGTGATAAGGAAGCTCATCGGCACCAGCTTACGATCCAGCACGCGGTCGAAGCTAGTAGCGGCTGCAAGCTCGGTGTTGGTGAAGGACTCACCAGCCGGAGTGCCGGTAGCCTGGAAGCCAAACGGGTGCAGAATCCAAGTATTGCGAACCCACAGGGTCTCAATACCACCGCCGTTGCCCTGAGCTGCTTCACGATCAACCTCAACCGGGGTTTCCGGTGCGCCCACGCCGTAGCCAAATGCACCAGAGCCAAAAATGACAGAGGTGTATTTGAAGCCGTCGGTTGTGCCAGCGGTAACGGTCATGCCGTCATCAACAATCACATGCAGACCCATGTAAGTCGGGATAGTCAGGCGACCCTGAGAATCCGGGATATACACGATGTCGTCATTCTTGACCATCTGCGCCATAATGGCCGAGTGGACAGCAATTGCGCTCAGGCTGGTTGCGGCGTCACCCATGGTGTAAACAGCCTCAGTGAACACATCGCGGTTGAACTTGGTGTCTGCGGTCTGAGATGCAACAGCCTCAGCGGCAACATCTACAGTCATATCGCCGGAGTCGTTCGCCACGTTGTCGGCGAGAATGCCGTTAGCAGACGCAACCAGGCGGCGCTGCCACTGACGGGAAAAGTAGCGGTCAACCTTGGCGCGGATAGCATCCATTGCAGTACCGCCCATAGCCAGCTCGGACGCCAGATCAGCAGCCTGCCAGCCCTGGTTCACAAACGCCTTGCGGGCAATCTGCTCACCCTGAACGATCTTCTGCGGGGTGGCAGAGTTGGTCGGGTTATCGTCGGAGTAGTTGACCTCAACGGAACCATCCAGGTCATTCCAGAACGGCAGCTCTGCAATTTTGCCGGGGGCGTTAGCCAGAGTGTCAAGCATGCCGTTACGGGTAACGATACCAGACTCAAAAAACGCGGTTTTCTCAGGGCCATCTACCTGCGGCAGATCCTGAAATACTGTGACATCAATAATGTCGCTCAAACGGGTGGTAGCCATTTTGTATTACCTCAACGAGTGGATTTCAATTGCTCATAGCGAGCCGGATCAGACTTCCTGATCTCTGACAATTCAGCGGATGAATAATCCGCCCATTTTCCGGCCTGGCCGTTGCGGTTGCCTCCTTGAGCGCCACCACCGCTTGCCTGCGACCCGTCAACCAAGAACGGATAATCAGCAGACAGTTTCTCTTTCAGTTTGGTCGCGTCAACTTCAACGCCACCGACTTCAAACTTCACACCTTCATCGGTGTACTTTGCAAACTGCAGTGCTTCCTTTCGCAGCAGCTCGGCTCGCTTATTGTCACGGGTTAGCTCGGTGACAAGCGCATTGGCCGCGCCTTCCAGCTCCTTCTGCTGAATCTGTTGGCGGAACTTGCGAGCGTTCTCACGTTCCGTTTCAAGCTCGCTCTGAGTCTTTTCGTACAGGCTCTTGAACTCGCCTTTTTCCCGCTGGCGTGCTTCTTCGGCTTCCTGCTGCGCCTTTTCCAGCTCGGTCAATCGCTCTTTGTCTTTGGCGTGAAGCCCAAGCAGTTCATCGCGCTTTGCCTTCAGCCCGGAAAGCTCTTCATCCAGTTTTGCCTGCAACTCTTCGGCTGTAAATGCTTCTACTTCTGTTCCATCTTCCAACTTAAACTTTGCCACGTTTGCACCTCATGCGTATGTGGTTTGACCCTAGGCCATTTGGGTGTAGTATACCATCCCTTGGTTTTTTGCACAATCCTAGGCCAGTGCCATATCTTCGCGGGCTTTGAGCTGATCCAAGTCCAGCAGCACGCCCCGGTCATCAACAAACTTCTGAATGTTCATGCCGCCCCTAAATAACTTCGCTCTCTCCAACCCCAGTACTTCGTCCTGAAACTCTTTAGGCTGGCGCTTGAGCCATGAGTTGTAAGTGGTCTGCGCTGATACGGGACCGTCCATGCTGGCGCGTTCGCCATCAATGCCTGGTATCTTGAACTCGTCTTTGACCTTCGGCACCCGTACGCACCGACAGTTGTAGCCGTTCGGCGTTTGCGGGCCTTGCCCAATCGGGAACACCTTGCCATCTAGGGCGGCATGCTCCGGACGGGTACGGCCATCAAGTGTAGCGGTGTACTCCTCACCTTGGATCACATCCGCATTAGCCTCATAAGTGCGCTGCCGTGCCACACTGCCGACATGGTTCACCGCCGTGCGTACCAGCGTTTCAGCCTGCCGCCGCGACCGCGTACCAACTAGACTGCTGACCTCCCGCGCCAGCTCCTGCACCGTGCGGCCTTCGATCACTCCGGCCTGAATCGCTGTCTTGATCCGCCTATCCATGCTACCGGCGAACTCGGTAATCAGTTGGTTCAGCGTCAGGTTCTTGATCTGATTGCCGGATACCAGCTTCATCTGGCTTCGAGTGACAACGGCGGCAATCTGGTCAACTGACGGCAAAACAGTCTCCACAGAAACAGCGGTCTGCAATGCCTTGGCCGCGAACTCCGCCTGGTACTGCGCCAGCTCGGTCAGGTTGTCAGCCAACTGGATCTCAAGCTGGCCGGTGATCTCGGTAATGATGCGGGACAGGTCAGCCTGCAAGCCTGCAAGCCGCATCGCCTGGAACTCAGTCGGCGTGTCGAGCATTCGGGCTTCAAGCGAGTTTCTGAGGTTCGTCAGTATCGGCAGCAGCTCCCGGATCACGCTGTTGCTGTAGCGCTGCAAGAGGAGCTGTTCGCGGGTCAGCCGGTCGATGAGGTATTGGTTGGAGCTCATGCCATGCACCTAAATATATGGGCTATGACATCAACAGTCCAGCCGTTGCCTAGCATTCTATAGCGCTGGTAATCACTAACTATAGAAGAATACCCTGCCGGTACTGACTGTAGCCACTCGCATTGCTCTGGCGTTAATGGCTTACACCGGCCATCCTTAGGGAATATAGACCCAAAATCAAATTCTGACACGCTTAGAGAAGGCCTGCCAACTCCATTGGGGTTTCCGCAATACGTTGTTAACGCTCCAAAGATATTCGTGAAAACAACTCTGTTTGATTCCTTTGATCTTTTTACAGTGGAAGGTCTAAAGTCACCAATGCCCGGTAAATCTTCTACTTTTTTTGCACTTTTCTTGATCGGTGAGATGTTCCAATTTACCCAGTAATACCGATCCCTCTTTATGGG